CCAGGTGGGCGACCGCACCATCTACACGTGCCTCATTCCGGATGCGGGCGCCCCCGACGGCATCTGTGGGCACAAGAGCCCGGATGAGGGGTTCATGACGCAACATATGCAGCAACGCCATGCCGGGGTGATGGTGAAAGCCCCGCCCGAGTCGGGGGATGCGGTCTCACCAGGCGACGATGCGCTCTCATCGGCGCCCGACATGCCTGCCGCGCCCCCGAGCCCTGTGCCTGCGGAATCTGAGGCGGCACAGGAGCCGACGCCGGAGTCGACGCCGGAGGAGGGGACGTAAATGCCAACGGCGGCCATTAGTGCATACGGGGTCATGCTGAAACTGGGTGACGGGGTGCCCCTCGCCGCCATTGCGGTGACGGGTGGTACGGCCGCCACCCCGATTGTGCTCACCACCGCCGCGCATGGCCTGGCCACCGGCGACGTCAGCACGGGCACCGTCACCGGGGTGACTGGCCTGACCGGAGCGAATGGCACGTGGGTGGTGGAGGCCACAGACGCCACGCATCTGCGCTTGCGGGGGAGTGTCGGCGGAGGGACGTATAGCGGCGGGGGCACGTTTACGCGCACGTCCACCTATACCACGATTGCGGAAATGACCAATGTGGAAGACGCGGGCCTCCAGGCGACGCTCGTGGAGACCACCGCGCATGATGGCAATGGGTACGCCAGTTCCATTCCGACTTTTCTCAGGGGCAATACCATGCGCATGGCGCTCAACTGGGTGCCGGCCAATCCCCAGCACAACGCCACGACCGGGTTGACGTTCTTGCTGACGCAACGCATTACGCGGCCGTACCTGATCGTATGGCCGAGTCATACGGGGGTTCCACGCCCGGCTTGGTATTTCTCGGCATGGGTGACGGAGGACCGCAAGGCGGCGCCCGTGGCCGGGGCACTGACGAGTGCGGTCAACTTTGAAGTAGATGGGCCGCTCATCTTTACGGCGGCGTAACACGAGAGACCTGAGACGGGTGGTCCGCCCTGAGCACGGAGACCAACCGGCTCCCTTGCTACTGCCCTCGTGCGAAGGGCAAGCGTAGAAAGTGTAGCTTCTTATAGCAACGCAAGCGAAATCCGCGTTTGGGACCTCATTAAAGATCTCCGGAACGATCATTCCGGAGCTCACCAATTTGACGGACGTGGGCGGCAGTGTGACGGTTGTGGACGTTACGGCACATGACGGCGTTTCAGGCTACGGCTCCAGCATTCCCACCTTCATCAGTGGCGGGGTCGTCCGGGCAACGTTTAACGCAGTGCTTGCCAACGCCCAACAAATCGCGATGCGTACCGCCATGGAAGCCCGCACCACGACGCAGTTTGTGGCGACCTTCCCAACAACGGGCAACCCCACAGCCACATTCAATGCGTTTGTGACGCGCTGGCGGATCCCCGGGGCCCCGGTCGGCGGGGCGTTGCAGTTGGAGACGGAGCTCACGGTGGACGGCCCTGTCGTTTGGGCATAGATTTTTTTAGACTATGAGAGCAGACGCATGGCCGATGAGGTGCGCGGGCAAATCACCAACGGCAACGGCGAGCGGCTGTCGCTCCAGATCGGGACCAAGTCGTTCGGTATTCAGGCACGCGACATCCTGCCGATCTTGCTGCTCCTCATGATGGGCGTTGGGGGTTACTTGCTCTATGACAATGTGCACCGTGGCATTGTCGATCTCCAACGGAACCACGAAGCCATCGAGAAGGGTATTACGGGCAATACCATCCGTATCGTGGAAGCGATTGCGGCTGCGAATCGGCACCGCGAGGCGCAGACGGAGGCCCTGGGCCAGATGCTCTACCGCCATGAACTCAACCAGGTGCGGGAGCCAGGCGCCAAACTACCGCTCTATATGCGGCCCCCCGCCGAGGACAGCGAGAAACAAGGAAAGTAACACCCTATGGCTGACATCCACCTGACCCCTGGCATTGCCCTGACGCTGGACCGGCTGCGCTATGTGCGCCTGGACAAGCGCGCCATCTTCCAGGCCGAGCGGGATCTTTGCGCATTATGGTCCAAACAGGTCAACATCCTGAGTCTCTTTGCGGACGCCGGCACGCTGACGCTGAATGATCTCGCCGTGCTCTTGCGGCGGGGCCTCCTGGCCGATGATCCGACGCTGACTCTGGAGCAGGTCCAGGACCTCATGGACTTTGACAAGCTGGGCGCCATCTTCGAGGCGCTCTTTGCGGCCTGGAATGCCGCCACCATGCCCGCGACGGACGAGCCGCAGGAGGCGAGTGACGAGGCCGGCCCTTTGTCATTCCGTGGGGCCAACTCTATGCCTTCGCCCGTATTGAGTTAGGCGTATCGGACGAGGAATTTTGGTCCACGACGTTTTACGAGACCGACCTGCTCGCGGCCCGGTGGCGGCTCCAGCAGGCGCGCGAGGATAGACGAGCAGCGCTCACGGCCTGGATTCTGGCCAGTGTGCACCGCGATAGCGAGAGTCGCAGTGCCCCCTTTGAGTTTGAGGAGGTTGTCGCGTGGCTCGGGCACGGCTTTCAGAAACGCACAGCGCAACGTGAGGAGCCACCCGCGCCACCGACACCTGACCAACTGCTGGAGCAGGCGCGAATGCTCAATCAGATCTATGGGGGCACGACGTTGAACGGCAGCGAGTGAGTGGTGTCCAGCCGCGCCTTTCTATCTCCCAGGGGTGACAGAAGAGAGGGTGGCAACGCGGCTGGATACTACTTAGTAGGAGGTACATGTGGTCCTGCTCCCGCTGGTCATGCCCGTGCCCCACGTCTCGGTCCAACACTGGAGTATTGACGTCGGCGCTGACGGTATGCTGAATGCCGCTGCCGGTGGGCTTGCCTGGGGTTGTCGAGTACGACGCTGCTGTTCCCAGCCGTGGCACGAGGTTTGCCACGTCTGTTGCGCCGCGAGGTCCGCACTATCCAGCGGCTCCCGATGTCGCATTTTAGCGGTGATCAAGGCACGGTGTGGGGTGAGCTGTTCACAGAGGGTATCCGTGGCCCGTTCCTCCGGGGTCATGAGCGCGCCGGGGGGACACCGATAAGGTTGGGCATGGCAGAGTGCATAGGCTTCAAGCTGGCGTGTTTCCTCATCAATCGCGTGTGCAGAAAGCGGGACAAGGAGCAGCACGCTGATGAGCAATGCAGAGCACAACCGCGGCATAACAACCTCCTTTCAGTGGGCCGGAGGCGCCTCCTGGTCCCACAGGGCAAGTTGGGCACGTATCAACCGGTCAATTTCTTTGCTGGCCGATGTGCCACGACCAATGCAGGCCATACGAAAGGCCCGCCAAAGAGCGAGAGTCAGCGACAAAGTGACTTTGGTCATAGGGGCCTCCAAAACAGTAAGGGAATACGTAAAGAAGTGTAGCAGCATTTACATCTATTGTAAAGGGGAAGGTTACGGCCGAGATTTCCATTGGTGACATTGTTGCTAATATAAAAATAAATAGTACTGACTTTGCCAGGGGCATCCAACAGGCGCAGCAGTCCTTGCAGCAGTTTGCCCAGCACAAGGACGCCATCATTGCCAATCTCAGCCGCTTGCAGCAGGCGCTTGGACAGGTCGGGCCGCAGGCGCAGCAGGGGATGGCCGCGTTGTCCCGGAGTGCGCAGCAGGCGGGCACAGGGGCGCAGCAGGCCGGACAGCAGTTTCAGCAATTGAATACCCAGCTCAACCAGACGAATCAAGCGTTTCGGGAGACGACCACCACCATTTCCCAGACGACGCAGAACTTTCAGCAGTTTATTGCCGTCGTCCAGCAAGCGGGCCAGACGGCCCAGCAGTCGGGGCAGGGCGCGGGCAGTGCCTGGAGTGCCATGCTCCAGATTGCCGGGGGCATTGGCATCGCGACCTCGATCCAGGCCATCGTCGGTCAGATGGCGGAGTTCGCCCGTAGTACCGTCCAGGTCGGTATCCAGATGCAGCAACTCCGGGCCAGTCTGGTCGCCATTACCGGCAGCCTCGAGGCCAGTCAGCAAGCCTTCGCCTTTATTGTCCAAACCTCCAATGCTACGGGACAGTCGTTACAGACGCTTGCGGGTGCCTATCGCACCCTGAGTGCTGCCACGCGGGGCACGGCCCTGGAGGGCGCCGATACCGAACGACTTTTTACGGGGCTGGCCCAGGCGGCGCGAGCCTACGGGCTCTCGACGGAGCAACTCGGCCGCCTGCTGATCGGGTTCCAGCAGATTGTCAGTAAGGGCAAGGTCGAACAAGAAGAACTCCGGCAACAGATTGGCGAAGCCCTCCCGAATGCCCTCCAGATTGCCGCGCGGGGCTTTGGCGTCACGACCGAGCAACTTAACCAGATGATTACGCGGGGCATGGATGCGACGACGTTTGTCCGCACCTTTAGCCGCCAGCTCGAAAGCGAACTGCCCCAGGGTACCCAACAGGTCGAAACCCTGGCGCAAGCCTTCAATCGGCTCGGGAATGAAATCCTGCTTTTGAAAGACCGCATTGCCCAGTCTGGGCTGCTGCAATTCCTCACCGCAGTCGCCGCGAGGACGGCCGATATCCTCGAAGCCACCCGCAAGGCAGAGGAGCAGCAGAAAGCCTTTATCGAGGGCGCCGCCCGTGAACGGTTCGGTGGTCGCCAAGTGCGTCCGCAGGACTTTGAGGAAATGCAGCGGCTCGAAGCGCAGTGGCAGCGCCTGAAAGATACCATTGAGGGGGTGTACCGGACGCTGGAGACGGGCAACGTCATCCAGCGCAATGTTGCCGAGCATCAATTACGCCCGCTGCTGCGCGCATTTGATGAGGTGGCGACCAGCATCGCCCGCCTGCAAGCCGAGGCCCCCGAACGTCAGTGGATGCAGCAAGGCATCCAGGCCCGCCGGGACATTGAGAGCGGTGGCGAGGACCTCCTGCGTCGGGAGCAGGAACGGCAGCGTGATATCGAAGCTGGAGAATCCCGCCTTCGGACTATCCTGGAGCGCCAACGCGCCCAGTTAGAGACGCTCCGTATCACGCCCCTCCTGACCGAGCTTGAGCGTGCGGAAGAACGGCTCAAGATCATCGAGCAAACCACGAAGCAACTGCGCGACCTCATGCAGACCATGCCCGCCGCTGTGCAGCAAGGGATGGTCGGACCCTTGGGCGAAAGCAGTCTGGGCGCCGGGAGTCCGCATCGCGAGATGATCATGCGCATGGCGGTGGAGCGGGGGATTGATCCGCAACTAGCCCTGGCTCTGGTGCGTCAGGAATCGAACTTTGATCCCACGGCGGTGTCCCGGGCCGGGGCGCTCGGGCTCATGCAACTTATGCCGGGCACGGCGCAGATGCTCCAACCTGGTATTACGCGTCAGCAAATCCTTGAGCCTGAAACCAATGTGCGGCTGGGGCTCGACTACCTCGCCCAACTCCTGAAGCAGTTTGGCAATGACGTCAACCGCGCCCTCACGGCCTATAACGCCGGGCCGGGGCGGCAGGGCATCCCGCTCCCCACTGGCGAAAATGCAACCTTTGCCAGGGACGTGCTGGCCCGCATGCCGAGCGCGGGGCAGAGCACCATCGCAGAACAGCTCCGACTCCAACAGGCGGCAGAGCAAGCCGTCGAGGCGCAAAAGGGCGATCCCGAAGCCCGCCGCCGCGTCTTTGAGCAAGGGCGTGAAGACCTGAAGCGTTATGACGATGCCATCAAGCAAGCGGAGCAGGACCAGGAGACGTATCAGGCGGCTATTGACAAGGTCACGATGGCGCTGGCGCGGCAAGAAGAACAGGCCGTCAAGACCCTCGACAATCTCGTCAGTAAGTACCAGCAAAGCAAAGAAGCCCGTGATGCCGATGCCGTGGCCGCCCTCATGCAAGAGAACACGAGCAACGCCCTTATTCAGGCCTACGGCGCCGAAGTCCTGGCAATCATTCGTGTGCGAGAGGCTTATAACGAGGAAGTCGAGGCACTGCGCGCTGACGTGGTCGCTCTTAAACAGCGTACGGAAGCGCAGCGCGAAGCAGAACGCACCCAGAAGCAGTTCCTCCAAAGTCTCGAAGACACCAATGAACGTCTGCGGACGCCGCGCGGACAAGGCCTCCCGATTTTTGAGCAGACGGTTGAGGAAGAACTGCAAGGCCTGGAGGCGCGCGAGCAACGCCAGACGGGGCGCCCGCTGTTTGTCGATGAGGAAGGTCGCGAACAGGCACGGGGCCTCCTTGAACAGCGACGGCAGTATGAGCGCCTCCAGTATGCCGCCCAGCTCTTTGAACAGTTGGCGGGAAACGTCGGGCAGGCCTGGACCTCCGCCTTGCAGAGCATTGCGGATGGCACGGCCACGGTCAGTCAGGCCTTCCAGCAGATGGCACGCTCGATCTTGCAATCCCTGGCACAGATCGCCTCGCAGGAAGCCTTTAAGGCCCTGACCCAACTCGGCCTGCGGCTCATTTTAGGCGCAGCCACGGGTGGACTCACGCCGGCGGGCGGCGGGGCGCTCAGTGGTCCTGAGACCGGCGCCGCCAGTTCCGTGGGGGCAGGGATCAATCCCCTGCTCTTCGCGCAGCATGGGGCAGAGGTGAATCGCCCCACTTTCGCCATGTTGGGCGAAAACCCGGCCATGAACCCGGAGTATGTCGTGAATAGGCTGCAGATGGATCAGTTGCTCAGCCGGGCGCCCAGTGCGGGGGGGCAGGCAGCGGGCGGCGCCGGCATCTCCATTATCAACGTCGCGACCAGAGCCGAAGGCGAGAAGCAAGCCGCGCAGCAACGGGCGCTCGGGAAGCAGACTATCATCAATGAAGTTTTACAAGAGCTTAGCCAAGGTGAATCGTCGAAGATAAACCGTGCGATCAGAAACCTGTCACGGTAGGGATAGACCGTCATGGCCGAATTCTGGCCGTCAGACCCACGACCAAGCGCCGTCAGCGCCCCAGAACTGATTGATCCGTCCTTATCCTATGAGGTCGATCAGGGCTATAAAGTGCGTCGCCCGAAATGGTCTCGGCCTCGGCGAAGATGGACCTTGGAGTACCTGGGCCTGGACACGCTGCACATGCGCATTCTCCGCGACATGCTCCTGCGCCATCGCCTCGGCGCCCTGGAGGTCAGCTGGACGCATCCCACCGCGCTCGACGTGGCCGTGATGCAGCCCACAACGCCCGTACGGCTGCTCTACGTGCATGGCCTGTGGACCGGGATGTGGGTCGGGATCTCGAACGGCCCGAACCCGTCCCTCAACGGCGGGTTTTTCCAGGTGACGTGGGACACCAATGGCAGCCTGTACCTGAACAACACGACGGCGCAAGGCGTGCAGGGGAATTGCACGGTGGTCATCTACGTGCCGCATGTGCTCGTGGTGCCCGGCCAGGAAGAGAGCATGCCCGGTCCGGCGACGCTGATTGGCCCGGAACAACTCGCCTATGCCCCGGGGGGGTTGCGCAGCGGGTATTTTAATTGGAGTGTGCAGTTGGAGGAGCAGTTCTAGTGCCGCGTCCGATGTCCACCGCGCTCAGGGTCGAAAAGAACAAGTTGGAGAGTAGTCACCCGTGGATATACCTTTTCAGTGTGAGCATAGCCGGCGCAGGTGGACGCTACAGCCTCGCGGCCTATGACCAGGACATTGTGTTTCACGGATCAACCTATGCCCGCTATCCCTTGGACGTGGAGGTCGTAGAAACGCCGACGCATGCCGCCCTCGTGCAGTTGCGGGTGACGGTCGGCAACGTAGACCAGGTCATGCAGGCGCTCCTCGAAACGTACTGGGCCACGACGGCGAGCCCGGATTGGGTCGTCGAACTCTGGGAGGTGGATGCGCTGACGCCCGATGAAACGCCGTTCAGCGCCTCCGAGGTGTTCACCGTGCAACAGGTCGTCACGGATTTGCAGGTCGCCACCTTCGATCTAGTAGCTGAAGGTCTAACACTTTCAGCCTCAGTACCAAAGAGAAGATATACTAGTAGTTCTGGTTATAACTTTATTCCAAGAAGAACCTAGCATGCCTCCTGCCTGGCCGCCGCTTGCGCCCCTGGTGGACGAGATTCTCGGTTCCGCCTATACCCAGTATGATTGCTGGGGCTTGCTGGCGTATCTCATGAAACGGGGCTGGGGGCTCGATCTGACGCATGACCCGGAGTGCCTGAGCCGGGAGGTGGTGGAGGTGTGGTTCCAGGGCGATCCGCGCCAGCCACTCACCCTGACGCAGCCCTGGGATTGCCTCATTGTGAGTGTGCATGGCCTGGTGGGGGATCACTGCGGCTTGGTGATGGAAGGCACACAGTTTGTGCATAGCGGCAAGGCGGGGGTGGTGATTGATCGCCTTCAGCGCTGGGAGGCCAAGGTGCTGCAAATCGCGCGCTTACGGCGACTGGTATAGCTATGACTCTTGATATTAATTGGACTCTTACTGTCCATATTCCACAGCTTGACACATGGGGAGCACAGCTCATGGAGCGTATCCAAGGCATTATCGATGCGATGAACAACCTCTCGGCGCAGCAAGCCGCGGGGAGTCAGGCGATTGCCGACCAAATTACCGTCGTCGCCAATGAAATTGCGCAGCTGCATGCGGGGAGCATCACGCAAGAGCAACTGGACGCGCTGGAAGCCCAATTGCGGGAAGCGGCGTCGATTGCCGAGCAACAGGCCGCGCAGATTCGTGCCACGTCCCAGGACATTGCGGGCATGGTCCCCGATGAGCTGCCCCCGGCCTAAGAAGGACCTCGCATGGCGACCCTGCTCCTGGAAGGTCCCTGCCCCACCCCACCGCCCGCACCGGTCGCACCGGTCGCACCGCCCGCACCGGTCGGCACGGCCACGCTTGTGCTCGTGCTCTCGCCCGTACGGGCCCCAGATGGCTCCTGGCGTGTCGCGCGTCGCTCGGTAGACGCTGGACAGACGATTGCAGCCAGTCTGCCCGCACGCCAGGAGTGGGCGCGGGTCATCTGGAATGGCGGCGTGGTACCGCCGGAGCAGTGGGACACGGTGACGGTGCAGGACGGCGATGAAGTCTGGGCCATCCCCCAGGTGGGGGATCCGGTCGTTACGCCGTTTCTGATCTATGCGGCGGTCGGTCTGGCCGTGAGCATTGCCGCAACGGCCCTGACCTATGTGCTGTTCCCGCCGGCCAAGCCCCACATGTCACAGCCGCCCGATGAGCATACCTTCTCGTTTGCCGGGATCACGACAGCCGTTGGCCCCGGCAATGTGGTCCCCGTCATCTATGGGCGCCACCGCGTCGGCGGGCAACTCCTCTCGGCGTCGGTGGATCAGGTCCTCCAGGTGCAGGATGCCGGGCCGGGCAGTGTCTACCGCGTCTCCGCCCTGAGTGAACCCCCCCGCCTCAGCATGCTCATTGCCTTGGGCGAAGGGCCGATTGAGAGCATTGATTACGGCGGCCTGGAACTGAACGGCCAGCTCGTCACGAATTACCAGGGGGTCGAACTGGACGGACGGCTCGGGACGCCGGATCAGACGGCCATGCCCTTTTTCTCGGAGACGCGCAACACCTTTGCCGATGGGCGCCAACTCCCGGATAATAGCGGCAATACCGATAATCAGATCTTGTATACGACGACGAGTGCCGTGGATGCCGTGGTCCTCAATGTCGTGTTTAATGAAGGCCTGTTTAACGTCAACGGGAAGGGGGAAAAAGAGGACAACACCGTCACCGTCAGTTATCGGCTGAAGCCGTTTGGCGAGCCGACCTGGCCGGCCTGGTCCCTCTTTGACGTCAGCGCCCAGCGCACCGCGCCCGTGCGCTTTGGCATCCGGAGGGACAATCTGCCGCACGCGCAGTACGATGTCGCCTTAGCCTATGGCAATCCGCGCCATAGTGATGAACTCAAAGCGAAGTTTAAGCCCACGTTGGAAAACGTCACCGAGATTCAAAACGGCGTGCAGAACTATCCCAATACCGCCCTCCTGGGGATTCGTGCCGTCGCGACGGATGCCCTCCAGGGGGCGCTGCCGAATGTCACGGTCGCGGTGAATGGGCGCAAGGTCCGGCAAGGCACCTTGAGCAACGTCGAAGCCTGGACGGACAATCCGGCCTGGGCGGTGATGGATTTTTTGACGAACCGCCGCTATGGGTTGGGGATTCCCGATGCGGAGATTGACTTGTTTGCCTTTGCGCAATGGGCGGCCTACAATGACGAGCCCATCGCCGGCGAAAAGCGGCACACGTTTAACTATGTCCTCGACCGCGATACCCGGGCGCAAAGCCTTCTCCTCGAAATGATGGGAGGCTCCCGGACCTTGCTCCTCAAAGCGGGCGGCCTGTGGACGCCCCGCCCGACGCGCAATGATCCCCCCGTGCAACTCCTGTCCTGGGCCACGTGCTCCAACCTGCGCATTACGTATACGCGGGATGCGGACCGCATCAACGTGATGGAGGCGCGGTTTGCCAACGAAGACGCGAAGTTTGAACAGGACGTCATGACCTGGCCTACGGTCGAGAACTGGCCGGCGGAGGTGCATAAAGCGTCCCTGGATATTCGCGGCGTGACCAAGCCCTCGCGGATTCAGCGGGCCCTCCAGTTTGAACTCAACCGACGCCAGTTTGAAAACTGCACGATTGAACTCGATAACGCCCTCGATGCGACCACCCTCCAGGTGCATGATCTGTTTCGCTTCTCCCACCCCTTGCCCGGCTGGGGGCAATCCGGGCGCGTGCAAGAAGGCTCGACTACCACCACGATCTTTCTTGATGAAGACGTCAGTATGCAAGCCGGGGTCGTCTACCATCTCTATATCCGGCATATTGAGGACACGACCGAGGTCCGCCAGGTGTTTAATCCGGGCACGACCACGACGCGGCGGCTCCAGTTTGCGACGCCGTTTGGCTATCAGCCCACCCCACGCGATGCGATCTGGGCGTTCGGGCAGGCTAACCCGGATACCGCCATGCGGATTTTTCGGGTGGTGCAGCTCCAGCGCAAGAACGATACGACGGTACATATCCAGGCGGTCATCCACAATCCGACCATCTATGATGACCCCGTCGCCTCCCCCCTCCCGATTCCGCCCGGGTTGTTTAATCCCTTAGGACCGCCTCCGCCCCTGACCTATCTCACGGCCATGGAGTTGACCCGCATCCAACCCAATGGGATGAGTATGCGCGTCGGGCACTTGGCGTGGGATGTCGCGGACTTGAGCGCGGGCTATGCCCCGTATGCCGGGGCGACGGTGTTGCGGCGCTCGATCCTGGACAGTGCCCTGGCCGGGTCGGCGCTGGCGGGCGGCGGCGATCTGGGGGCGCTGCAAAACCCTGCGGATCAAAATGTTGGCTATACCCCGCTCATCCAGGTCAAAGGACATGTGCTCGAAGTCGATGATTACTCCACGATCCAGGGCGGCACNTATATCTACCGNGTCATTCCGGTGAGTGGGCGGGATGTGCCCAATATGGCGGGCGCCCGGGAGGCGATTCTGCATATGGCCGGCCCGACCACGGCTGACTTCTTCCCAGGGACGCCGGCGAACTTGCGCCTCCGGGGCAAAGCGGTGGGCGATGGCAGCTGGGAAGGCCGGGATGTGCATCTCCAGTGGGATCCGGTGCCCGACCCGTTCGGGCTGTTTTCCTCGACGTTCTTTGTCATGGACTATATTGTCCAGATCTGGACGCCTGGCCAGACCGTCCTCCTGTATTCCAGTACCGTTGGCCTCGCCCAGACGTTTACGTATACCTTTGAAATGAACCTGGAGAATGCGGTCCGCACCGGGCAGCCGGGGGCGCTGCGCTCGCTCTACTTCCTGGTGTTTGCCCGCACCAATACCAACCGGATTTCCCTCGATCCCGCGAAGCTCCTCGCCACGAATCCGCCCCCGGATATGTCCTCCATTCGCCCCGATGCCACCGGGTATACGGGGGGGACGGCCGTCATCAAGTGGGATCAATTTGCCGAGCCGCTTGACTTTGATCACTACGAAGTGCACCTGGACCTGATGAACCCGCCCGTGGCCATCTATCAGGACCTCGCCATTGCGTTTCATGGCGTGGGCTTCAGTATTCGGAACTTGAATGTCGTGGGGTTGGTGACGCGGGCGATCTATTATTGCTTTATTTTGCCCTATGATACGTTTGGGGCAGGCCTCCCCAGTCAGACGGTGAGCTTTGAGACGTTAGGGCTCAATCCCCTCGATGTCGATACGACGCCGCCCAGCATGCCGACCGGCCTCGTGTTGTCGACGGGCACGGAGATGAGCGAGGATGGCACGGTCATGGCCTGGGTGCAGGCGCACTGGACCGCTCCTCCCGAGAGTGACGTAGGGAGCTATCAAGTCGATGTCTATATCGAGGACAGTATCGATCCGACGATCTGGCATCCCATCGCCGCGCAAACGACCATCCGCTTTTTTGTGCCGGGCGGGGTCCGGGTCCGCGTGCGGCTCTCCGCCATTGACCGCTTTGGCAACGTCAGCGACTTCACGGAGGAAGCGGAGATTGTGAGCGCCGGGGATGGGCAGCCGCCGGCCGCCCCGACGAACCTAACCGCCTTTCCCTCGATTCGCGCCGTGGCGCTCCTCTGGACCCCGCCCCCGGATGGTGACTATGACTACAGCGAAGTGTGGTCCGCGGCGACGAATAATCGCGACAATGCGTCGATGGTGGGTACGGGCAAGCATTCGTTTCAGCACGAGGGCCTCGGGGAAGAAGGCACGTTCTATTATTACTGGATTCGCGCCGTGGATCGCTCGGGCAACGTCAGCCCGTTTCATCCGCTGTCCAGTACGGCTGGGGTCACGGTGACCCCGGAGAACCTCGCGACCCAGTTTATCGAGAGTCTGGCCGCCAACAAAATCACCGCCGGGATCCTGAACGTCTTAGTGAGTATTGGCGTGAATCGCATCTTTATTGATGGCGTCAACAGTGTCATTGGCTTTCTGAACTCGACCGGTCAGCGGTATCTCATGCGCATGGGCAAACTCGGCGCGCTCAGTACGGAATGGGGGTTGCAGATCTTCAATGAGGCGGGTGCCACGATGTGGAATTTTAGCACGGGGGCCACCACGGAGGGGATCAGTGACGGCGCCATCAATGCCGTCAAGCTGCGGGCCAACATTATCGAGGCCTATCATCTTGTCACCGACCGGGCAGTCATTACGGGGCAAGCGCAGATTGCCAATGCCATCATCGGCTCAGCCAAAATTACCGATGTCAGCGCCAATTTGATTACGACGGGCAAGCTAGCCTTTAACTATGCCATTGGCGGGTCCCCCACGACCCACCTCTTTCTCGATGGGCCCAATGAACAGTTCCAGGTGCTCGATGGCAGCGGGGCCTTGCGCTGCGTCCTGGGCTATACCTATTCCTACGCCCTGGGTGTGTACGGCTATGGCCTCCAGATTTATGCGCCGGGTGGTGCCATCATGTGGGATTTGCATAGTGGCGCGTCCTCCCTGGGCATTCAGGATCTTGCGGTCACCAACGCGAAGATTCAAGATGCGGCGATCACCAACGCGAAGATCGGCAACCTGGAAGTCGATAACGCCAAGATTGCCAACTTGACGGTCGGCACGGGCAAGATTGCCCCCAATGCCATTTCGGGCTCGCTGATTCATGCCACGTTTAGCTGGACGATTACGGCGGGCACGCCCGTGGAACTCGCGACCGTGACGTTTCCCGAACTGCATGCCGGCGATGTCGTCTGGCTCGTGGGGACCGGGACGGCGGTCGGCGCAGGCCAGGGCGGCGTCATCACCAACTTCAACCTGCGGGAAGACAACACCGGCGGCAACCTACACCAGCATACGGAAGTCATGGACGCAGCAGGCAATGCCGCAGCACGTTTTAGCATGGCCGTGCAGGCCGTGTACCCGGTGCCCTCGGATATGTTTAATAAAACCTTTGTGCTGGAATCGACCGGCATCGGGTTGATTCAGAATGTGCGGCTGGTCGGGCTCCGACTGCAAAAGTGAGGCAGCATGCTCCAGATCCAGTACCGCGTCAGTGATGGCTTCATTCAGAGTCTCTGGGATGCCAATCCGCCGAGCTTGCTGCTCAGCCAGGACACCAGTACGGATCCGGCCTATACGACGGCCCTCGTGGACAGCACGTTGTCGCCCACGATGATCTTTGAGGGCTATTACATGCAGGACGGTGTGATGGTCGAGAAGCTGATGCTGACGCTCACCGCCACGCCGAACCCGTTTCCGGCCAATGGGGTGACCGAGTGCCAGGTCACGGTCACCCCGTTTGTGCCGTGTACGCTGCTCGTCGATAACCAGCCCATGACGCTCGCGGCGAGTGATCCGGTGCTGGAGATCACAGCCAGTACGCCACATACCTTTGTGATCAGCCTGGAACCCATGGCGGCGTATCGGGCCGCGACCATCACGGCGGAGGCGACCTAGATGCCGAAACTGACGTATCGCGGACCGGTACCCCAGCGTGGCCCGTTGTCGGCACGCGAGCGGGCGCTGGTGGAGATTATGCTGGCGCTGGTCAATGACGTACGGGTGGAGTTGGGCTTGGCGCCCCGAACGGAGGACGAGGCCCTGGCGCTCGTCACGACAGAGAAGGAGACACAGGCGTGAGTCTTCTAGTCTGCCACAGCAGCTTGGCGCGTGCGCACGAGGGCAAAGTAGGTGTCCACGGCCTTCAGGATGCGCTTGGCTTTCGTAGCAGCGTAGCACGAGAAAAGCCATTCGTGGGCATCCCGAGCCTGTTTAGACGTGTTGCACCCACCTTGACCATCGCACAGGGGGATCATATTCGTTGCAATCGTTCCTGGGCACGTAGACGAGGCAAGCGGGATCCAGTGGTCATCGGCCAGGGTCCAGAAAAAGCCATCTTGATTGCCGCAGACGGCGCAGGCATGGTGCCAGTACTCCAACATAAAAGCCCGCTCATCGTGTGTAAACGTGTCAGGCAAACCATGTTTACGGGCCATGCGACGTGTCGCCGACAGCCGGGGAACATGCGGATTGGCTTGACGGTAGCGACGTTGACGGGGCAGATGCTGATCCCTGTTCGCCAGATACCAGCGGCGAAAGCGGGCGGCAAGCCGCTCAGGATGATGCAGGCGTTGTCGTTTCGCTTCTTCACGCCGGAGCAGGGGATTCACCGCATGCTGCGCACGGCGCAGGGCATTCAGACGATCACGGTTGGCCTCCTTCCAGCGTTTGTCCGAAGGAAATGTACTGCCTGGGTACAAAGCGCGTTTGGTGCGACGGCGCGCATTGCGGCGATCGCGCTGTTTCAGGGCTGTCGCACGGTCACTTGTTTTTCCGGCTTCGGTCTGACGCCAGCGTTTACGGCGGGCATTAATTTTGTCGCTATGGGTTTTCGCATAGGCGCTTCCATA